TTACTGAAATGATTGTCCTGAATAAAATCTATAATCAGATGTTGCTCAAATTTCTTCCATTCAGTCTCTGTCATTATCGATTTCAATCGAACTTGCTGCTTGAGCATATTAATAAAGAGGAATGCGAATTTGCTACGTAGACGATTAATAAACTTTTGGAATTTCACTTCATCGCGGGTAATCTCAGTTGCTCTACCAGATCCACCATTAAATCCAGCATCAGGATCCAGACGTGTTTGAGGAACATTTAGTGAACGATATAAATTATTCTTAAAGTAAATAATATCGTCAATGGAACCGAGGTTATCTCCACCCGGAAGTGTACTAATCTCTGTACTATTACTACCTTCACGACGAGGAATCCAGAAATCCTCAAGCATACTCATATGACGACGGCTGTCTTTAATTTCACCAGTCTGAACATCATACGTAATTTTATTACGATACTTCGACATAATCTGCCGGAAGTATTCTTCTGCTTTACCACGAGGTAGGTTGCCTGTATCAACATAAAAAATTCTGCGTTCAGGTGCACGTGCGATTCTATAGATAACTAGTGAATCTTCCATTGTACGCAATTGGTTAACAACCTTCAATGCCTTATGCAAATGCGAAAGACGTAATCGGCGTTTAGAATCAAGTATACCACTATTGACTTCAATGATTGCGTCCTTCGCAATCTTAACGCCAGTGGCTGTAACAGCTGTTGTATTGATAAGATCTGTGTTTTGATACATGAAAAACTCTTCAACGGTCTCAGATATCTTTACACCGGTTCGCTTATCAAATGATTCTTTTACTTCCTTAACACGCTTTAATCGTGTAGGATCAATAAGTCGTGCTTCAAAAATGCCATCGCCCGGTTTGTCGCGATCAACAACGATATGATAATATAGTCTTCCATCGATATACCACCTACGGAAAATATCATATCCAGATTTTGCAAAATCTAAAAGTGAAAGGACTTTATCGAATTCATCGTATACCTTCTCAATGATGGCCGCGCTGAATCCACTTTCGGCTGTTGCAATAATAAGCTTAACAGGTGGGCCCATTTCGGGAGATGCGATAGCTTCGTTTACAATATCAGAAATAGCAGCATCCACTTCAGCATGTTGCGCTGCGCCTCGATACTTGTAAATAAGATCAACTTCTGACTGAGCTGTACTATCAATTCCGCCTATATCATAGTAATGTCCAATATGACCTCCGGCGCCAACCGTAGTCACATCGCTTTCCTCCTCATCCTTTGGGACAGGAGAAATCAATTCGCGTTCTGGTTCCTTGTTCGCATCTTTTTGCTTTGAGAACCATTGGGCAATTTCACTGCCAAACGCCATAAATCCGGATTTTTCTTTTTCTGTTGCCATATTGTTATTTATATCGAAGAAAAGAAAGCCCTAGAGTGTTCTAGGGCTTTCTTTAATAATCGTGTTATTAGCTAGTTGTATCGGATGTCCAATACTGATACGCGAACTCAACAGTGAATTCTTCAATCGTATCATTATTGTCATACGCCACATCAACACCAGAAATATTAATTGGGAAAGCCCCTTCAATAGTATAGGTCTTGATGATCGCGTTCGTACGATCAAGCTGGTTAACAATGATCTGTGCCTGATAAGCAGTAGGACTTAGATCCGACTGCAAACCTGAAGCATGCGCGTTGATAGCGTTTAGCCAAGTCTCAAATCCATTACGGATCTGGAACTCTTGGTCGTTATACAACGTTGCTGTCCAGTTTTCGAATGTACGATCGCCCGCCACGCGCAGTTGACGTCCACGGAAAGGTACATCAATCTGTCCAATCACTGAAGATGGAAGCGATGCAGCTTTGCACATGAATGTCGTCAATTCGCTAGGAATCGACGCCACAGATGGTGAGTTAATGATGCAGGAATACAGGTTGCCCCGTACTCCGCCACCAGTTAGTTTGGCCTTGAAATCGTCTATTGCTAAAGACATTTTCTATTTCTCCTTTTGGTTAAAACTTACCAATAACTTCGCTGAACTCTACACCAGTACGTGTTGCCACGAAGTTCAAGGTGATGAAGTTAATAGCGCGAGCTGGCTTGATATAGATATCCGCGATGAAGCGGTTCGAGTCAATTACTTCGCCAGTATTGTTTGATCCGTCGCAAACAACAATGAAGTCAGTAATACCACGGCGGCCTTGAATATCACGAAGATAGGGGGCTACCATATTAACGAACTGAGCACGTGTGAATTCATCGTTGAACTCAAAGAGCTGATACTTCGCTGCAGTGGCAATTGCTTTTTCCAAAGTGATGAACAAACGGCGTACGTTGATTCGATCAAATGCAGATGGTTTAGCCTGTGCGGTCTTATCACCGTAAAGCATGATACCTTCACCTGGGAACGAAACAATTGGGTTGATGCGTGCTTTGTAAAGAGCATCGCGGTGAGCTTGCTGAGGATTGTAAGCAATCTTCGCAACACCCAACAACTGGCCGCGGTCGTAACCAGCCGGTGACCACCAGGGATCACGAACATCGTCTGTCCGAGCGCAGAGGCCTGCCATTGATCCACTACCAGGAACCCAGTAGTACTTGTCTTGGTACTTACTGTAAATATATAGAGGTGTTGAATCAAACACTACATAGTTACTTGAAGCCAAGCGATCAAACTTGCTAATGATATCATCCAACATCGCGTCATCATTTGAAAGTGATGCCACTTTGAGATCAGGTGAGATAAACACAACACAATCTTTCCGACCTTCTGCAAGGCGGATCAAACGGTTGGCAATCGTGATCTGGTCAGCATCATCGTTCTCAGCGAACAACAGATTGACATCCAATGTTTCAGCATCTGCGAAAAGTTCCAGTGCATCATAAACGTTACCGGCATCGTTGGTGCCGTTATTACCCAATGTGAGCGAGCCGATCCAGATTGATCCTATTAGATCAGTACCAGCCGAAATCGTCAAACCAGATAGATCAGCATTATCTGCACCAGTAACAATCTCACCAGCAACTGAATTGGCGATGATGTAGTTCGATCCGTTATTGATAACGTCGCGATAATACATGCTTCCACCTTCAGAATAGGTCGCACCAGGAATTACTGAGAGATTTTCCCAGCGTTCAAGGATTGTCCCAGGCGTTCCAGAGAATGAACCATCTTCGTCAATAACCAAAACGTGGATTTCGTCGTTAGCCACACCACGAAGTTCAGCCCATGCTGAAGTTCCTGGAGAACGTTCAAATGTGCTTTCAAAGTTCGCAGCTTGAGGCGGAACATATCCGAAACCATTATTAACCGTTGGGCAAAGAACCTCATCAGTCAAAGCGACCGTAAAGTTAGCGGCAGGATTGTAAGGTACACTATCCACTTCATCATTAGCACCCTCAGATGTTTCTGGGATAGATGGTGAGCTGAGTAGAAGATACTGACCTGGAGTTGCTGTTGCTTCAATATAGAATGAAGCAGCGCTATTTAGGATTTCGTTAACCCAGTCCAAAGATGAACGCACTTGACGTATAGCGATCTCAGAGTTATCTGCGATTGCATCACCTTCAATATCAAGAAGAACGGTTTCATCGCCTTCTGTCCCACCAATATAAATCTTGGTGATGTTATGGCGCGTATCAGATGTTGCAGAAAGAACCTGAACCTGAAGACTATTACCATATACACCAGGATAGCGAGCATAGAAATGATCGTTTAAATTAGCTGGTAGAAAATCCTTTTCAAAGTTTTCGATATTCTTAAAAAGATGTTCGTCGGTACCGTCGGTTGCGTTAACCGCATCTACACCAATCGCACGAGATACCAATAAGGTATTACCGTAACGTAGGAATGTGGATGCTGTCAAGAACGAGACGATGTTTTCTACTGATGGTGTGCCAAAGTAGTTAGCCATTTGTCCTTCATCTGAAAGATTGACTAAATCGCCAACCGGACCCCAATCGAAATGACCGGCGTAACCACCAATTGACGTTGATACGGCTGGAACGATACCAGTCAAATCAATTTCGTTTACTTCAACACCAGGCGATACTAAAAATGCCATTGTGTTTTCCTTTTGCTATGTTGTTAATTATAAGTTTCATGATAAGTAAATCGCTTTTTTATTCAATACAAATCTATTTATTAAAGTTAGATCTTTGACCACTCTTCCATCTCATCCCGAAGCTGTGTATATTCCTCTGGCAACGCATCCGAAATCAGATTTGTTTCGAATCCAAAATCCATGAGTTCGTCTTCCATTTCCTTCAAACGACCTGCAAATAGAAGCTGTTGAATATCTGTGGCATCATAATTTTCGTACTGTGTCGTCGACAGAAACCATGCGAACATTACTAATGACATTACCAAATCATCAAGCTTACCATCACGAGCTTCATAGGATGCGCCCCGTTCTTCAAAGTAACTCAATTCCATAATAGTTTTGGCATCTTGCAAATGCAGTTTTTCTTCTTCAACCAAATCCTTCAGTGTTGATACACCAATACGCTTTGTTCGTTTTGTCTGCGTAACACCAATACCACCCACTTTAATCGATGATTCAATGTAGGTATTTCCATATTCATAATCATAGTATACCGAATTGCATACAACTTGGCCGGGTCCATTGTTTTCAATTAGGACTAACGCTTCGTTATATTGCGTACATACTTTAACGATTACGTCTGGTAGAATGAGAGGCGATATTGTATTACTACTGTATGCAACAACTTGTTTAAATGGTCTCGCCGTTACATCGAAAATATTGAATGCAGAATCGTCTCTTCCGCGCCCTTGCGATACATCAACCGTTGCAATATAAACATGTCCTGGGACGGGCCGTTCATAGATACGTAAGGCATTATCGTATATTGTCTTTAGAGGTTCTGATGCTTTTAACATTAGCAAAGTACCTGCATCGATTAATGTTGATCCAGTACCAATAAACGAGTTATGAGATATAGCTCCATTGTCATGACAATACAGAGAATCAACGCCGACATTTATCGGATCATACATGGCATGAGTTTCATTTAGAAACTTTATGTCTTCAACTTGATGACAACCGATCATATCGCCAATGGCAAGATCTTTTGCAAACTTCACCTGCCCATCAACAATATAGCGATGCTTTAAAGCTGACTTTCGCGCAAGGCCTTTGCTAGTGGTGATCTGAACGCATTCATCGTGTGTATAACGTTTAATACCTTTAAACGGTTGAAATCCAGTAGGTGTTAAGATTGATAAATTGCTGGAAGAGGACATGCGCGTGATTTTCCTTTTAATATGTTCATAATAGTTGTTTTACTGACATTCCACATTTGAGCTGTTTGCTTAGCATAAAGACTAATGGCTGTCGGCATCCGCCACCTGTATTTGCGATACTGTTCAATTAAACCCTCAAGCGTAGTTTCTAATGCGAGTCTATTTATTTCAAAATCGCGCTTTATTTCTTCAACCTGCTCATCTGATAATTTTGGTTTGCGGAGTCTTTTTCCTTTACGAATATTAGACATATGCTGTTTATACTCTTCTCCGCCCCGCGACCAACCGAGTTTAGATCTTTTGCTTCTTAGCTCAAATCCCTCTCTTATAGCTCTAGCTTTAGCAGAGTGTTTCATCTTTCTTTTCGACTCGTCTGAATATGTATATCCTTTTCTGCCTAGTGTTTTGTTTAAACCATCGTTGTAAGTATTGAACTTCTCAACGCACACTGCTTTATGAATTTCAGCTTCTGCTCTAGACAAAAACGAATTAAGAATAAAAATTGAAAATCCACCTTTAAACCGCAGAGATCTTGAATGATCATACATTCGTTTATAAAAGCGCTTCTGCAGAGTAATTCCGACGTACTGCTGTGAGTCGGATGTCCTCGTTAAGAGATAAACCACATGTTCCTTTTCTTTGGAGACAATTGTGCAAATCACCGATTTTGATTGTGTAAACTTCATTAGCATTATTTATAAGAATGTCAATTTCGGAATTACTTTCTAGGCAATTACCATATTCTTGTTCAAACTGCAACTTGCTCGTATTAGCAATAGTTTGTTTCTTCCACTTCTCACTGCGGCCCGGCACATCCCACCAATCAACTCTGAATGGCTTAAAATCGTTAGAACCCTGAACAGCGCCTTCCCATATTTTGTAAAACGGATTACCGATACCATTAGCAGTTGATGTTACAATAACCTTTGTTGTCTTACCAGATGAAATTACAGGATACGTGGATGTATAGAACTCCTCGGCACGTTGCACGAATGCAAATTCATCAAGGAATACGATATTACAATTATGCGACGTGACTCCGTTTGTAAGATAGTGATTGCCATTTTCAACATCAAGTAAATCGTACACTACTTCATTTGCGATTTCAGATATATCAGTAATTTCCCTATGATCAATAAAATCTCCCACTTCTAAAAAGATAGCAGCAACGAATTCGTCTTCTACTAGTAATAAATGATCATGCGTGCATTTAAACGTAGTATCATCGTCAAATACAATCTCGAGTAAACATCTAGATAATCCTTGATCTTTAATTGAGTCGAAGTTCTGAAACCCGTTTTTTGTTAAGACTTGCATTTTGCTACTCCATTTACCCACTGCTTTGGCGCGTTGGCTTCTATGTAATAACCTGACTCAGCTGGATTGACTGGATTGTAGTAATGCTTTTTACCTTTGTTGCGTGCAGGTTTCCCCTTTTTTTGTTCCGGCATTTTCCGTTTCGATTCTTCAGAACGTGTCTGCCCTCGCAATTTTGCGGCTGTTTTCTTTATCTTATCGGGATTATTATTGATCTTCATAACATGCTCTATGCTCTTCTGTTTACCCGTCAATCCCTTTGATATTGCTATGCGGTGCTCAGCTGAAAGTGGTTTGCCTTTTCTAGATGAAACAGGGCGTTTAGATGATACACGGTTTAAAAACATTTTTTCTGCCGCTTCTTGCAGCAGTGGATCTTCAAAATAACAATCATTATTTGGATCTCCTGCCATAAACGGAAATACTACTCTTGGACTCTTGAGGTGTAGAGTCTTAGCAATATCTGCCCAGCCCGACACACGCAACCCGTCTATAACAGCTGCCGTTCTTTGAGCAGATATTCGCCCCCGGTTCGCCGCTCTTATTTTTTCCATTATATGCTTAGGATGCTTTTTGCCATAAAACGGATTCTTATCTCCCTTGAGTATGCAAATATTCCCACCTAGTGTAAGATTGTATGTATCGTCTCTATCTACAAAATCATCATCTACTATGCTTCTTTCATAAGCTTCTGCTTCAACAATATTATCGAAACGAGCTAAGATCGTCCGTTTGAAGTTTTCTGGCCCATATTTTTCAATCGCCCGCTTAATCAATTTTCCCGAACCCATATAGCCATCATTTTCGTTGTGAGTCCCATGAAAGCCGACATATATCTTACCATTGATCTCATTTTTAATTTGATAAACCAAATATGTCTTCATATCGTTATTTACATCTAGAGAAGTTTGCACTAATCTTTTTATTGGAGCATGGAAAATGTTTTCATGATCATCAACTACAGTAATGTATGTATCGGCCGCCACACAACTCGTTCCTCGTATGGAACTAGATGATGTTGATGCAGCAAAGATTTTAGAATTGTTTGAAAACTCGATCGATAATTTATTCAGAGCTTTACACCCAGGCTGCAAGAAGAATGGAATATTTTCAAGAGCTAGTGTGATACGCGATAGCATCTCTTTAGCAATAGCAGCTTTATTAGCAAGGATACCAATCGTTTGTTCAGATTGAAATAACGCTGTCCAGAGCAAAAATACAACAGATGTAATCGATTTTCCACTCTGACGACATGCAAGAATAACAGAAAATCGATTATTCTTGAGATGGCGTAGCATCTTACGCTGATATGTATACGGTTCAAAGGGTACTAAGCCTCGATCCAAATGAATGACCTTAACGTACTTCTCAGCAAAGTAAACAGGATTCTTCGCGCACTTCATGTATTCGTCGACTTCTTCTTTTGTGAAGTCATGACTTACACCATCGCGCTTAATATTTGCATTACCTAAATATGAATCATTCATTAATCGTCCTCAAGTTCCACGTTAATAACCCTACCAACCTGCTGTTGGATTGCCTTCTGCAGTTCTGGAGTCGATCCTACAAAGATGGCAGTATTATTCGTCGCGCGTCCATTACCTATAGCCTTATGAGGATTATTCAACTCATCGAGCTTATGTCTCCTCTTCTGCAAGTCGAGGAGTTGGTTAGCTAAATCACCTGTAGTCTTAAGGAGTCCTGAGAGAACCTCAAACATTCTGGGGTGTTCTGAATCCTGAGCCAAAAGCATCAGAGATTCTAACGCATGCTGTGATTGTTTAATAAGACTGGTCAGTGTTTCTCTAGCAATCTGATAATCTTCTTCGCCATCTACTGTCAACGCAATGGTCTCGGCCTTACGTTTTGTATTGGCCAGCTCTGTCTTATACGTCGAAAGCAGAGCGTTTTTCGGGTCCTTCTTCATCATGCCACTTCCTAATCTTGTAATGTAATTGATATAGGCATAAAGCTCTGGTCGCTCTTATCCCCAAACAATTGCTCATTAGCATTATATAAATTTTCTAACTTAGTGATAACCACTCCCGTTTCAGTCGTACTTTCAACCAAACCGGCGTGGCCACTATCAATTCCAATAAGGTTTTCACCCTCAACGTATTGCACTGGCACACCAAACTCAACCAAATAATGCTGATCTGGATTTACATTTGAAATATATGATGTGCTATTTCCTTCGTCGTCTGGTACAGCAACCGTCTTCTCACCAGCAAACTCCTGATCATCTGGATCGCGCATGTTCGCTGTTGCTCGCAAGATGACTCCTTCGCGTGTTATTGCTCCAAGGTATTTTGCTTTGGCTGTAAATGACAAAGTGTAGATGATAGGTCGAAGAGCAACGAATTCACCTTCATAGTCATCAGTTAATGCCACATCATCCAAAATGAAAGGCACCATTGTTGTGCTGTCAGGACCTTCCATTCCTTTAACCGCCATGGTGTATTCAGGCGTAAAGATAGGAATGATTTGTTCTAAAATCTGCAATGCCTCATCCATGTTACGTCCATATATGTCTAAGGTGAATGTAATATCATATGGAACTGCAGGATATGCTGCATCTGCTGCTTCATTGGTTCCAGCAATGTGGTATTGCCTACGGTTCATTGCATTCAGTTTACTTGCTGAATCATGAGCGATGCCGGTGATTTCAAAACTCATTCGCGGCAGTTTAATCGCTAGTTCTGGTCCTTTATCCTCAACTATACGAGATAAGAACTTGTCACGGGGCCCATATGATAATGGTACCCGCATCACGTTAGCGAGTGTGCCGTCTGAGAGCTGCCTTGCTACACTAATATTGTTAAATAACATACCAAATACGGTCACTATCTTTTTTGTAGTTCCGTAGTAAAAATAATCTGAATTGCTAGCAGCACCCATTATAAACCTCCGAAAGGATTGTTTTCAGTAAAGTCCAGAATAACATCCTTTTCCTTTTCGTATATGTCAGCTTTATCTACGGCGTCGTTGTCAATATTTGGGAATCTAGCATCTGCAAGATCAATGATTTCATTAATGATAGCATTAGCTCCAGATTCATCGCCAGAGACACCTGTACCAGCACTCAGGCGTACCAAAGTTCCGGCTGGATAAGATATATTCGTAAGGCTAAAGAGTGTCTCCAGACCACTCTCGTCAACTGCTACGAGTTCCGCAGTAATAACATCACCCTGAGAATTAGTCATGGTCAATTTTTCAGTAGGTATGAATTCACCATTTGTCACAGCAACTGCAGCTGCAAGAACGGCAGCATACTTTCTTTCAATATCATCGATATCGTCAATTCCTGTATCAATATCCTGAGACTCATATGTGAAGATCTCGCAACGCAGAGAATATGTTGGGACATGATTCAACTTGAAAAACGGCGCCTGATCTTCAACGAAACGAATTTCAAACATAGCTTTAGCAAAAGGCACCCAAATCAAATCACCTTCGTAGGGGCGTTCTTGGGTAATATCATTCATACTACTTTTAACTAATTCATTCCAACGCTTAACAGATACAACTAACGTGCATTGGTCGGCAACATGTAAACCAAACTTGCCCAAGAAGTCTTCACCTTCAAAGCCATCCAATTCAGATAGATACATCTCGACGGTATATACTTCATTAAAACGAGAAAGCTTTTCCTCGTTTAATATTTCATCAATTTCAACAACATCCCGTGGCAGATAATTTACGTCAAAGCCGTACATCTTTATTGATTCAATAATCAAATCTTCATAAAGACTTTGCTCACTCGTAATACCATTGTTGAAAGAATTAACATATTGATTAGTAGGCATATCTTATCCAATTGCCATCATCGGCGGGTACTCATATTTCGATTGCATGGTCTCTTCAATTTGGTCGATGTCAGCTTTAGCCTCATCGTAAATTGCTTGGCCATTGATCTCAACACTTCCTGGTAGTTGCATACCAGTGAATTTCTTCATATTAGTGCCCCACTGCATTTTAATTAGAGCGGTCAAGTAGCGTTTCAGAAACATATCATTATATACATCAACATATTCAGCAGGATTAATTGTCGAATACCCAACGATAATGATCCACTCGCCAACTTTGAAGTTACCACCAACGCTACCGTCAATACGCAAACGATTAAGGTGACGATTGAAACGAATCTTTTGTTGATGGCCATTATCGAAAATCATATTCAATAGACCCATGTATTCCTGAGTCATAACGTAGTCAATCATTGAACTTGGTGCGCGAAGGTCATATACATCGTTCAGATGCATCTGATATTCAACTGAAAACATGTTTGTTGAACTGCCATTATTACTAGTTGGAAGAACATGTGTAACGAAAATAAGATTTTCAGGGATAAGAATATAATCATTATCAATATCATCTTCGGTTATCTGATATTTACGCATATGCTCAAACGTCGCATCTGAATGATATTCTTGATACAACTGAATTGCTTCGTCGACACGATCTTCTAACTGAACCGGCGCTACATTGATTTCGACTACAGGTGAGCCTAATGCTCTTAAGCAATAATCGATCAATTCTTGTCTACTAGTTGGTTTAGCCATAATATTACTTATATCCGTTAATGGGTTTGCTCGATTTGTGGGTGATCTCTCAATAGCCAACCCATAAATTCATGGCGGAATCTAGCATTTGAAAAGAACAACGTACTGAATATTGTTAAGAATATTAATATGCCATACGTGAAAACTTTCCAATTAGCTTTCACCGCCCGCCAAAGAAGTGATGGCCAAGAGTTAGGTTCAGCATTCTTTATCTCCTTTAGCATCAACTCATGCATATGACTAGCATATGTCTTTTCAATAGCGTCAACGCGAACAAGTAAATTTTCAAGAGAATTGTTGAGTGAAACAACCTCTTGAGATAAAGTAGTAATTACCTGGTTGATTGCTAGGACTTTATACGCAATAGAATCTTCAACACTGCCATTTCCAAGCAATACTTTCGAAAGCTTTCGTGAAGTTTCATCGCTTGTTTTTAAAAGCGCTCGTAAAGTTGCTAACGCTTCTCGTACTTCTGCTTCGTTAAATTCGCTCATCAGATTCCTCCAGATCTAAAATTAGTGGATCTGGAGGAATGATAATGATTCGTATGGATGAATCTTCCAGAAAACACACGCTATGCTCAATATTGCCTTTAATCATAAAGGTCTCACCTGCTGATAACACGTGTTCAATTGGATCAGTAGATTCACTACTAGCCAAAATTATTATTTTTCCAGATATAACATTAAAGATTTCATCACACCCTATATGATTATGCGGCGCCATTTTAAATCCTGCATTCGCGCTTGCGTTCATTACATGCAGATGTTTATCTTGGTATAAATGCAGGATGTCGATTGTACCGGTTTCGCCTGTTAAGAAAGTATCTGACTTGATCATATGCTCTAATGTGGGATGGGGATTTATCAGTTCCATTGACATCTTCTCGATGATCATATCTAATTTGGATAGATCTAAAGGACCTGGCTTATTATCTTTATGAAACCATGGATGTTGTTTAGCTATTTGTGGATCTAACGTCATGATATAACCTATGGACCTTCACTAACAGGTTGATCAACCTGTTCAACTATAACATCGTCAGAGTGAGTCATCTTTGGGATCCAGATCTTTGTTAGTTTTAATTATCAACAAAACTGGCCGGATGAATTCACCCAGCCAGTAAGTATTTACTGAGCAGGTCTGCTGTTATCAATGGTGACAGTGTTGCCATCACCAGTAACATTAATCACAGTGGTTTCTTGATCAGAATCTCCGCCCACAGTCTGTGTAGGACTATTCGCACCCGGAACAGCCGGTGCCGGCTTTTCGTCGGTAGCAGTTTCTTTGCTATTAGATTTCGAATCTTCTTCGTACCACAGCAATTCATGCTCTTTAAGCACAAGCTGATCAACGGCAACAGCTGTAATCACTCCGCCTATAATTTTCCATTTGTGCTTACTAACTCCGGCAAGCACAGCCTTACTCCAAGATTGTTCGCGCTTTCCTTCAGCGTTTGTGCCTGCTAGTAGGTCTACACCAACTGTTGCGGCCGAACCATCCGGTGCTACATCAAGCACAACAGGTGCTGGATCCTGAGCCAGAGCAAAACCAGTCATCAACATCGCCATCAGAATATACATATTTTTCATACAATCCCTCTCGTCTCTTTTAATTATTGTTATTTATATAATTAGAATACTTAGTAATCTAATCGTTTATAATGGCTCTCCATGTGATACTGCCTGCCGCGCGCGTTTGATGACCGCCAAACTAGTGAAACATAACACCAATGTATCGCTCTCCCCGCTAAATTTGAACCAATCGTTTCCACGGCTGGCCACCGCCACGTCTGCATGCCTAACGCCTATGCAAGTAGCCGAACAGAGTGCGACAAGCCAGTTACCAGTGCGAGATCTAAATCACTATCATTCAAGCTGTCATCGAAGATCGACGGTGCATTAGGCAGCGTTTTTGGGCGTGCCCGTATTGTTGAAGATATTCGCGGAACATACTTGACCGAGTCAGGATATCGTTCTCTCAGGTCTCCATCCTCGCCAATTTCGTACTTTGCCATTTTCCCAACCTTTCCGTTGTCTCGCCCCTGCTAGTGTCTTGCTGCCAACAAAGTTGTTGAGTCGACCACTTGCGTATCCATCTGCCCGAGAAACACCCCAGTAACCTAGTCAAGTGACCTTCATAGTTGCAATATGCCTACAGAATGTCAACAGCGGGCACATTATCAGGTATCCAGTGCGTGATGACCTGTGCGTAAGGCTCTTCCAGCCGCCACAGGTCCGGCGTATTGTGCTGCTGCGGTGCCCAGTTCAAATTGCCTATGAATCGCGGCGTCATATCAGCTTTGCCTCTTTCCCGGCTGCGGAATCACCCACGGACGCCGCGCCCCGTTATCATACAAAATCACCACATACACCGGCCCGGGCTCGAACGCGCTGCCGGGCTGGTCGATTCGCACAATAGGTGTGTGCCCTTCGTAAGGCGCCACGCGGCGACAAGTAGCGAGCACATTGACGCCTGCGGGATCGGTAGCGATTACGACCGCTTTCCATGTTGCGCGGCCCGGTTCCCCGAGATCCTCACCAAGGTAGACTTTGG